TCTGGATGCGGTTGATTCCGCGCTGGCCGGTGAGGTCGACGCGGTGGAGCGGCTGCTGTTGACGCAGCGGCGCATCGATTTGGAGGGGGAGCTGATCCGGTTGAGCGCCGTCGAGGACCTGTCGGAGCTGGAGGCGCAGTTCGTGGAGGTCGCGGCGCTGTTCGGGGCGCGGCGGGGGATCAGTTACGAGGCGTGGCGGGCGGTGGGGGTGGAGCCTGCGGTGCTCGCTCGTGCAGGGATTGTCCGGTGAGCCTGACGGTCACTGTCGCTGTCAACGGTCAGCCCATCGAACGCTTGTGGGTCACGAACCGCGGCCCGGTGTCCGAGGTCGAGGGCGACGACCCTGGGGGGTTGCGCGAGTACGAGTGGGTGTGGAGTGCGGACGGCAACGAGCTGCACGGCACGGTGGTCCATGCCCGCCGCGATGGGGCGCTTCGTCTTGTGGCGCTCGCCGTGGCGGCGGTGCTCGACTTCCGCGAGGGGCCGGGCGATGGTTGACGCGTCGCTAATGCGCGGCGACGGGTGGGTGCGGTGCTGCATCTGCGGCCTGCTCCACGAGGACCCGTACCCGCATCTGTTCCGCGACGCCGAGGGGCAGCTGCACGACGTGTGCAAGATCGAGTGCGCTCGTGACGCTGGCCTGACCGGCTGATAGACGTCTATCAGTCGTCGGCGCCGGCAGTTTCACCGAGCAGCTTGGAGTACCGCTGGCGGACGTTCGCGTAGGAGCGGTCGATGCACTCCGCGATGTCCCGCCAGCTCATCCCGAGTTCGCGGGCCATGCCGATCGCGCTGATCATCTTCCGTTCGGCTGCGTCGCGGGCGTTGGCCGCGGATTGGAGGGCAGTCTTGGAGGTTTGATACGCGACCGTTTCGGCCGACACCTTGCGGTCCATGTGTGAATCCTGCTGTGTTCGGAGAGTGGGTATTGCCGTGACCTGCGGTTTCGCGAACTTCGCCAGGTTGGCACTGGGCCTGACCTGCGGTGATCGTGAATCCACCGTGGGTGCCTGTTGACCAGGATCATCCCGAACGTCACGATAGCGCGGTTGTGCAACGTTGCGTGATCGTGTGACCACGCAACCGGAGGGACCATTGGTGATACCGGAGGAGCGAGGGGCTGTGACCATCTACGAATGGGCCGCAATGTGGAGCGTGGACGAGGTCGAGGAACGGATCGACCGAATGTGCCTGTGGGCCGAGCTAGCCGATCCGGCGAACGGGCAGGCGGCGGTGAGTGAGGGGCACGCCATCGGAGGGCCGCTTCCCGACTGGTGACCGCACCGACCCGACCGCGGGTCCACGGTCGGCCGGAGCGGTGAGCACACCCCAGCGCGCCAACGTCGCCGCCGACAGCGGACCGTGGCGCTCCCACACGAACACGTCCCCGATCGCACGGCGGGTGACCTGATGCACGTCGTCGTTCAACCGCGGGTCGTTGCGATGCGAGAGACGGCGAGCGGACACCGCGTCGTAGAACGAACCGACCGCCCGCGCCATCTCCGGTTGCGACAGCACCTTGACCCGATGCTTGCCCTTGCGGCCATAGGCGGTCAGGCGCTCCAAGGTCGGAATCTCCGACGCCGCGGGTGAGCCGGCCTGGACGACGATCAGCCCGTCGAACGCGTTGGCGTTCGCCGCGGCGCGCGCCACGAGCTGATCGAAGTCGCCGGACACGTCGATCACTTCCAGCGGCGTGATCCCGTCGAGACTCCCCGCCGACACGAGCGCGCCCACCGTGCGCTCCGCGTCGAAGTCGAGACCGAACGCGATCTTCTCGCCGGGCACGAGGTCGTCGCGCTGGCATTCGGCCCACGCCCGTTCCGAGAGTCCTTCCATCTGCGCCCGGTCCGACCACAGGTTGAGATGTTCCTTGCGGAACGTCGCCGCGTCGTTCTCCATCGCCGCGGCCCGCAACGCAATCTCATCGACGCCGCCAGGTTCACCCATCGACGGGTTCGCCGCCCGCCAGTTCGCTTCGTCGTGAACATCGATCGCGGTCGGGTCGCCCTCGGGTGCGTATTCGATCCAGCACAACGACGAGTCGGGGACGTCGACCATCTTGCGACCCAGCTCGGTGTAGTGCCACCACATCGCGGAGTTGGAGTCGCCCGCGTTGGACACGATCCACAGTTGGGCGAGCGGGCGGGTGATCAGCGTCGGGTTCAGCGCCTTGACGACACCCATGTCGTTGTGCGAGTACGCCTCGTCAATCACGGCAAGGTCGATGGACAACGAGCGCCCCGCCTTCTTCGTCGTCGGCGTCACCGGCATGTAGATCGAACCGTTCCGCATGATCATCATTTCGCGGTTCTGTTGGCGGTCGATTCGCTCGACGCGACGGGCGAACGGGGTGTCCATCAACAGCTCGACGTGTTCCATCCACTTGACGCGGGCCAGCGAACGGTCCTGGGCGGTGTAGACGACCGTCTGGCGGGCCGGAAGCAGCGCACGGCCCACACGGACCAGCACGAGGGTCGTCTTGCCGTTCTGGCGGGCCACAGACAGCCCCACGGTGCGGAAACGGGGCCGTCCGGTGACCGGGTCGTACTCTCCGGCGATATCGGACGCCTCGCGCTGCCAGGCGAACAGCTCCCAGCCCAACATTCCGGCCACCTGGGCGTCGAGTTCGCCATGGGTCGGCAACGGCGACCTGGTCGGGGACCAGCGGGGCGCAGGTGGGACGAAACCGCCGGCGCCGGCCACTGATAGACGTCTATCAGCGGCCACTCGAGCTCTCCCCGCCGATCGCCTTCGCCAACTGGTCGAACGGATCGTGGTCGTCGTCCGGTTCGATACCCAACAACGCCCTGCGTTCCAGGTCAGCGCCGAATTTGAGCAGCTGCACGGCGACGTTCACCGGAATGTCGCCCGGTTCGGTCATGTCGAGCACCTGCATCGCCTTCTGCATGGCGCGCCGGCCCAAATTGCGGTGCAGCTCGTACATCTCGCGCAGCTCATCGACCTCGACGGGCGGTTCGGGCGGTTTCGGCTTGCGCGCGGTCATTGCCACCGCCTCGACGGGGGAGCGGGCGCGATCATCGGGATCGGCACGCCGAGTTTGCGGAATCGGGCGGTCTGACCGGCCAGCATTCGCGCTTGCGCCGCCTGGCAGGCCCCACACGCCGGTCTGAGCGCACAGCAGCCGGTGCCTTCGACGTGATGGTGGCGCGACAGCGGCGGTTCATGATCACACGACGTCGACGGAGCGCCGTCGCACACCAGGCGCATCTCGCACGGCTGGCCGCGGTATGCGGCCCGCACCCGCTCGTAGGCGGGACCGTACGGCGACCCCTTGCGCGGCATCACTCGTGCGCGGCGACGTATCCGGCGACGAACGACGCGGTCAGGGCGATGAGGCCGATGATGATGACCCGGTTGTCCGGCCACAGCACCGCCACCGTCGCGATCACCGGGGCGACGTACATCGACGCGCAGTAGTCACAGGTGATCAGGTAGGCGCGCTGGGACTCCTCGCCCCACCGTTCGATCAGCCGCTCGCGGATCGGCTCGCTGATCTTGTCGGCGGTCACGAGCCGGGTCGCTCGCATCGTCGCGCCGATCACGAGGAGCACGAGCAGCCAGTCGGACATGCGCGCAACGTAGCACGATGTGCAACCGTTGTCATAGTGACAGGGGCGAGTGACAACCCTCGCGCGCGCACGCGCGCGCACGCGGGGGGTCCTGTCACTATGACACTATGACACTTTGACTTTCCTCCGTAGTTGCACAACCGCGGTTTGTAGTCAAAGCGTCAAAGTGTCATAGTGACAAGCCCCCACGCGCGCGCGGGCGCGAGTCGCACAACGACTCACCGCCGCACGAACGGTCCTAGTCGCACGATGTGCAAATGCTGTACTCTGCCAAACGATGACCGATCGACGCCCACGTCGCCCGTCGCGCGCACCCCCCCGGTACAACGCCGTCGTCGCGTCCGCGACGATCATGATGAGCCGACCCGTCGCACTGCGGAACACCAACCACGCCGAGACATGGCAAGACGAAGCGTGGGCGTTCTACGACTCCAACGGCGAGCTGCGGTTCGCGGTCGGGTGGATCGCCAACGGACTCTCACAGGTCAACCTCATCGCCGCGCGCCGGCCCGTCCTGCTCGGTGACGACCCGGCCCCGATGAACGGTGACAGCGGCATCGACGGCGACGCCGTCAACCTCGTCGCCGCGATCGCTGGAGGACCGGACGGACAGTCGCAGCTGCTCGCCCAGCTCGCCCGACTGCTCACCGTCCCCGGCATCGGCTGGGTGCTGATCGAAGCCGACAGCGGGCAAGGACCCGAGGACGCGAACTCGTGGGACTGGCGGGTCGTGTCCAACGAAGAACTCCGCGACGACCGCGGCGACTACGAAGTCGAGGACGTCGAATCCGACGCCTCCAACCCGGACGGGTGGCGGACCCTGCGACCCAACCATGTGCTGATCAAGGTGTGGCGCTCGCACCCACGGCGCTCATCGAAGCCGGACAGCTCGTGCCGTGGAGCCCTTCGCCCGCTGCGACAGCTGGCGATGCTCGATGACCACATCGAAGCCACCGCACAATCCCGCCTGGCCGGCGCGGGAATGCTGATCCTTCCGAACGAAATCGAGTTCGCGCCGATCGCCCACGCCGACGACCCCGACGACCCCGACGACGAATCCGGTGTGATCACCGACGACTTCGTGGAAGTGCTCGTGGACACGATGACCACGCCGATCGCGGACCGGGCGTCCGCTGCCGCCGTGGTCCCGCTGACCGTCAAGGTGCCCGGCGAGTACGTCGACAAGGTCAAGCACATCACGTTCTGGAGCGAGTTCTCCGACACGGTGCTCGGGCTGGGGGAGCGGGCGATCAAGCGGCTCGCCCTCGCGCTCGACATGCCGCCCGAAGTCGTCACTGGGGTGTCCGGGATGAACCACTGGGGCGCGTGGCGGGTGCAGGAAGAAGCGATCACGCTGCACATCGAACCGTTGGCCGAAGTGATCTGCCATGCGCTGACCAAGGGCTACCTGCGCCCCGGTCTGCTCGCGCTCGGACACAGCCAGGCCGACGTCGACGTCATCCTGATCCACCACGACGTCACCGACCTCACCGTCCGTCCCGACCTCTCCGACAACACGATCGCCGCCTGGGATCGGTTGCAGGCATCGGATGCGGTGCTGCGCCGCGAAATCGGACTATCGGAAACCGACAAGCCCGACGACGAGGAACTGAAACGGCGGATCATCCTGCGTGTCATCGACCGCTCCCCGGCACTCGCGCCCGCCCTGCTGCCCGCGCTGGGGATCGAGGTCGACATGACCGCAGTCGACACTCAACCGTTCCCGCAGACACCCACCGAAACCACGCCGGAGCGACAGATCGGCGGTCCACCCGACACCCCGCCGAACCCGTCAGGCGGATCGGGTGGGGTCAGCGCGTCGGCTGATATCCGTCTATCAGTCGACGCGCTGGCCGCGGCTTGCGACGGCCTCGTCCACCGCGCACTGGAACGAGCCGGTCAACGACTCCGCAACAAGGCCGGGCGCGGCGCGGGCGGTCCGGCAGGGATCGACTGCGGCGACGCCGCCGAGCTGCACACCCAGTTCGACGTGTCGACGTTCTCGAATGTCCACGAACTGCTCGACGGGGCATGGACGCGGGTCCCGACGATTTCGGATCGCTACGGCGTGCCCACCGAAGAACTGCTCATCGCTCTCGACTCGTACACCCGCGGCTTGCTGGTCTCCGGGCAGCCGCACGATATCGGACGGTTGCGCGACGCACTGCCGACGCACACCGCCGTGAAGGCAGGTGCCACATGAACAACCGCCGCAAGCGCCAATGGTCGATGGCCCTTTCCGCCGCCGCGACAACGACGACCGGACCGACCGATGGGTTCTACGCGCTGCTCGCCCCCGAGGACGTGTGGTCGTCCGATGGGCGCATGTTCGCCGCCGATTCGATCGTCGTGCGCGAAGGCCCGAACGAGCTGCCGCTGATGGGTCTCATCGAGAACACCGAACAGCACGACCGCGCCGTCAACGTCGGGCACTTCACCCGTCTCGCCCGCAACAGCGACGGATGGTGGGAGGGCTACGGGGTGTGGGCCGATTCCCCGGAAGCGAACACGATCCGCGAACGGGTCCGTGCCGGGGACGTCACCGGCATCTCCGTCGACGCCGCCGTACTCGACGCCGAATACCTGATCGAAGCCGCCGCAGCCGACGAACTCATGTCGCTGCTCGACGGCGGGGACGGTGAGCCGGCCCCCGACCCGGAGCACGTCAACATCGACGGCGTCGACTACATCGTGGAGACCGTCAACGCCGACCGGATGCGGGCCACCAGCGCCGAGCTGATGGGCGCGACGATCGTCCCGTTCCCCGCGTTCGGCGGGGCAACGATCCGCGACCTGAGCGCCGACGAGCTGACCGCCCAGCCCGCCGACGCAGTGACCGCCGCGGCAGCGCCAGTCGCCCCACCGAGCGACTGGTTCACACTGCCCGGCGGTCACACCGACGCCTACGACGTGATCATCGAAGATGACGGGCGCATCCACGGCTACCCCGCGGCGACATGGTCGACGTGCCACCTGTCGTTCCCCGACGAATGCGTCACCCCGCCCCGCTCGCAGTCCGACTACAGCTACTTCAAGGTCGGGACCGTGCGCTGCGCGGACGGCAACCGCGTCCAGACCGGCCCGCTGACCCTCAAAGGCGGACACGCCGACCGGACATGGTCGGCGCAGCGGGCGATGGCGTTCTACGACGACACCGACAGCGCGTTCGCGGACGTCAACATCGGAGAGGACCGTCACGGCATGTGGATCGCCGGGGCGCTCCGACCCGACGCCACCGCCGCCGACGTTCGCACCGCGATGGCGTCCGGGTTCTCCGGCGACTGGCGCGCCATCGGCGGGAGCCACGAACTGATCGCCCTCTCAGCGGTGAACACCCCCGGCTTCCGCCACCACGCCAGCCTGTTCCAACGCGACGGTCTCGTCGCATCGATCATCCTCGACATGCCGCGCAGCGACCCGGTCGCCAACGAAGGCGACGCCCTCGCAGCGTCCGCGGTGATGCGTGTCGCCGCGTCGATCGGGCGCACCCCCGAACAACGGATCGCCGCGCTCCGAGCGCGGGTTCACCCCGACAAGGAGGTTGCCTGATGCCCTGTGGCTGTGGAGGGAAGCGAATCCCTCACGACGCCGCGACCGCGCCGCGCAAGCCGGGCATCGTCCCGAGCGCGGAGACGTTCGCCGCGTCAGCTCAACCGCGCTACCTCGTCGTCGCCCGGCAGACCTCGACGGACGGCAAGCGGTTCTCCACGCTGACCGCCGCGCAGGACTACGCCCGCCGCAGCGGCGGCATCATCCGACAGCTCTGATAGGCGTCTAGCAGTGGCGTTCGGCGTTCAGGGCCGTGTGATCGCTGAGGCGGTCGTCAACGTCCGCGCACAGACCGACGACTTCCGTCGCGGCCTGTCGATGATGAAGTCCGACGCCGAAGGCGCGTTCAGCAAGATCACGTCGTCCACCTCGGGGTTCCGGGGAGCGATCCAAACGATCGGCGGGCAGATCGGGGCGCTCGGCAGTGTCGTCACCGGGGTAGTTGGCGGGCTTGGTCTCGTCAACGCAGGACAGGACGCCATTCGTTTCGGGGCGGACTACCGCAAGAGCCTCGACAACGCCAAGGCGGCGATCGACACGCTCGTCCCCAATCAGCAGAAGGCGACCGACCTGCTGAAAGACATGACGAACTTCGCGATCAATACGCCGTTCTCGCTTCCCGGCGTGCAGGAATCGGTCGCACAACTCCTCGCGGTCGGTGATGGGTTCGGGGTCACGTCCGACAACGTGCTCGACTTCACCGAAAAGCTCGGCAACGTCGTCGCCGTCACAGGTGGCACCGAGGACACCATGACGCGCATCGTGCGCGTGTTCGGTCAAATGTCGTCGTCCGGCAAGGTGCTCGGCCAGGACATGAACCAGCTGGCGCAGAACGTCCCCGGCTTCGACGTGTGGGGCGCACTTGCTGACGGCACCGGCAAGTCGAGGGAGGAGCTGCGGAAGCTACAGGACGAAGGGAAGCTCGATGAGCTGCTGACCGGCAACGAGGCGGTCGGCTTCCTCATGGACGGCCTGTCGAAGATGCCTGGTGTCGCGGGAGCGGGTGCGGACGGCCTCACCGCGATGGAACGCAAGATGAAAACCCTCGGCGGCACGATGGAAGTGTTCAAGGACACGATGGGTGTCGCCCTCGCGGACGGCCTCAAACCGTTCTTCGACGTCATCCAGAAGCTGCTGATGAACCCGGCGATTCAGGACGGCCTCATCACGCTCGCCACCGTGTTCGGGGAAGTGCTCGGTGAGGCGATCAAGAGCCTGGAGCCGGTCCTGCCTGAGCTGGTCAACGCGTTCGTGGAAATCGTCCGCGCCCTCAAGCCCGCGATGCCGCTCCTCGCGGTGCTCGTCAAGATGTTCGCGCTGATCCTCGTCGCGCTCACGCCGCTGATCACCAAGGTCGCCGAATTCGCCGGCATCGTCGCGGAATGGCTGGCGGGCATGGACCCGTCGACCCTCACGATGATCGGCGCGGCGATCGCGGCGTTCTGGCTCGTCGCCTTCGGGCCACTGAGCGCCATCACCGTCGCGATCGTCGCGTTCGCCGCGCTCATCGCCGCGAACTGGGACACCATCAAGGGGTGGACGGAGAGCCTGGTCGACGCGATCGTCGCTGCCTGGGACTGGCTGTGGAAGAACCTGATCGAACCGACCTGGCAGTTCATCCAGGACCTGATCGCGCCGTTCCAGGAGCTGTACGACATTCTCGTCGGCAACTCCATCATCCCCGACATGGTCGACGCGATCATCGCCGTGTTCCAGTTCCTGTTCGACACGGCGAAGGCGATCTTCAACGCGATCAAGAACTTCATCGTCGGCTTGTGGAACGCCGTGTGGGACGGGGTCAAGGCCGTATTCGAGATCATCAAGGCGGGCGTGCAGCTGTACTTCGACGTCTACAAGACGATCATCATGACGGTCCTCGGCATCATCAAATCGATCGTGGAGACCGTTTTCGGCGGCATCAAGACGTTCATCAGCGGCGTGTGGGACACGATCAAGACCCTCACGCAGACCGCGTGGAACCTCATCAAGTCCTACATCATGGACCCGATCACGACGGCGAAGAACTGGGTCCGCGACCGCATCAACGACATTGTGAGCTTCGCGACCAACCTGCCCGGCCGGATGGTCGGCCTGTTCACCGGCATGTGGGACGGGATCAAAGACGCGTTCAAGGGTGCGGTCAACTTCGTCATCCGCGGCTGGAACAGCCTCAAGTTCAAGGCACCCAGCGTCGACACCCCGTTCGGCACGCTCGGCGGATGGGAAATCCGTCTGCCGCACATCAACGAACTCGCCAGCGGCGGCGTGCTCGGGAAGCCGACGATGTTCCTCGGCGGCGAGTACGCGGGGGCGCGCTCCAACCCCGAAATCGTGTCCCCGCAGTCGATCATGTACGACACGATGGTCCGAGCCCTACGCGACTCCGGTGGCGGCGAGGGCGGCGGCTGGGGC